CGATTATCAAATATGCTTCTACTGACTTAAAAGCAGTAAGGTCAGAACTGTATATAGACTATATAGGACCGGCCTTTGACGAGATGGTTGATAAGATTGTTTACACTTACAAGTTCAATACGTTACCAAACATTGATTATTTAAAAGATGATTGCAAAATATGGTTAATGACGATTCTTGATAAGTATGATCCTAATAGAAAGTCAAAAGCGTTCTCATACTTCAGCGTTATTACAAAAAACTGGTTTATTCACAAGGTAAAACAAAACTCTAAAAAATTAAAAAGAGATGTTCAGTATGAAGATTTAAGTACAGAGCACGAGTTTGAACAGTTGATAACTGAAAATACTTATGAGTCCGATAGAGAAGAGCAAGAGTTCTGGGCACATCTTTTTACTGAAATGAAAAGTTGGGAAAACCTTAAGCTTAAAGATAATGAAAAGAAAGTGCTTGACGCAATTAACATACTATTTAACAGCATTAACGAGATTGAAATTTTTAACAAAAAAGCTATTTACCTATACATGAGAGAGATAACCGGTTTAAACACAAAACAGATTGTTAATAACTTAAACCGAATTAGATCTAGATATAGGACTTTTAAAAAACAATGGGAAAAGGGAAACATTTAGACTCCGATGAATATATTAGTGAAGCAATCGACAATATTAGAAAAGATCGCGCCATGGCTTCGACTCTTCTCATAGAAGTTATGAGTCTTCTTAAGTCGGACGAAAACAAGCATCAATACTCTGGCCCGGTCGCCGCAAAGTATTTAGAAACCTTGCAGCGTTCTAATGAGCAACTAGTTAAGTTGGCTTCTTTGATGTCTAAAAAAGAAACCGCTTCTGCTGATTTTGGTACCATAAATAAAGACGATATATATGATCTAATTCGCGACGACGAACAGGGATCATAAACTATGGCCAAAAAAACACGTGCGCCCTGGCAAGACATAGAGGACTTGGATGAGGGTGAATTAAATCCTCTACCGAGCGGCAACAACAAAGACTATTCTGAGGCCGGCCAAGGCTTTTTAACTAGCATAAAGCAAGTTCACGAGCAATTCTTAACAAAGCAAAAGATAGTAAAAACTGGCCCCTGGATCGCAGTAGTGCTCAAGGTTTTATCTGGCCCACAAGTTAACAACGAGGCCTCAACAAACGGAGGCAACTTATCAAAATCAGTTAATGTTGCTGGCGTCAGAGAAGCAAAAGAAGAAAGAAGAGCTAGAACTAACTCTAAGCCGACAGTTAGAATCATAGCAAGAATACCAGAAATACACAGTGATGTTTCTGCTCCGATTGACAAAAACGACGAAGCACGAATGGCTGCACATTCTGAGTTTTATGCATTTGATCTAAACCCTGAGTATGCCAATATACAGCCAGGATCTTTAGTGTGGGTTGAGCTTCATAGTCTAGACCACATCTTTGGTAAAAGTGGCGAATCTTCAGGAGTTATTTTAGGTGTCTATGACAATAACGTCGGGCTAGCCGAAGAGGTGCTTAACACACCACTTGAGGATTTTAACCCGCCTTGCAAAGCCTTAAGAAATTTAACTGCTCCAGCCGGCGGCATATATCGGGGCAATACAGAAGCAAATCCAGTTTTGCTGCCTGGCCCTCCAATAAGAAAGTTTAAGAATAGAATTTTAACAGGTCTGTTTGGTAATGGATCTTTGGCGACAAAAGCTAATTTTAATCGCTGCTTGCAGTTAGCGCCCCCTTCTTTTAAGCATAGTATACCTGGTTCTGCGCCAGATTCTACAAACGCTTTTATATGGACTGGTCAGTTGAGAAATAACGGGTATATGGACATAGTTAACAGGCCTGGAATGGGAAGAGAGACTATAATTTATGCTCCTTATAGTTTGGATACACGCTCACCAATAGAGATAAAATATTACTTTCACGACTTAGATGGCTTTGGTAATATGTTTGAGTCTGGAGTAGACGAGCAAGCCTTTGCTATTCTCAGCGCTGAAAACGGTGACAGTGATTTTAAAAATAAAATTGCTCCTGCAATTAAAGATCTTGTCAAAGATAAAAGAAATTTTGTGCTCGTAATACCTGAGCTTATGCACTCTAAAGGTTTTGGTAGCAGAACAGGCCTGTCATCTGGAAACAAACAACAAATTAAAAATCGTTTGTCAAAGCACTTAATTGACGAAACTAAAAACTTAAGTCAAGTTACACCACTAGTTTTAAGAGAAGTTAAGAGTTTTGATGGTAGCTACACTGGAGGAAAATTTGATGTATTTCATCAAGAGGTTCTTGATGTATTAACTGCGCATCTAAACATATCACAAGAATTAATACAATATATATCTGTTATCGGCGACGGCATGGGTGCAATTACTTTCGCAGCTATGATAGAAAATGAAAGTACTCGCGACGGCATACTTAGCTTGGTTTCTCCTAGTGGATTTCAAAGATTTGATTTTATTGATACTGGCAGAGACACAGAGGGCTTGTTTTTTAATACTTTTTTTTCAACACCAGGGGCCTCTATTTACCAAAATCTTTTAAGGCCTTTAGTCGACAGAGAAGGCCAGCCATTTCAGGTTAATTATGTTACCGAAGTAAGGCCAGGAATCAATCAAACTTTTAAAGCGATATCTGACAGTAATAATGAATTTGTTGATGTAGAAAATTTATTTAAAAAGAACAACACTCCTCCTGCAGGCCCTGGTGAGCAAAAGTTTACAATTCCAATAGCTTTTGCTGATACGACTGGTGGACCAACAGATGTTGTTTTATCTTTTCATACTACCAAGCCCAACCCAAATATAAAAACTGGTTATATATTTTCAAAAGTTAATGATGATTTAAATGGCGGAAATTTAATTAAGTCTGATTCTAATAGTAATATAAAAACTAGTAATAATAAAGTACCAGATCACGCTGATGCTTCCGCCGCATCGCAAGCAGCAATTGACGCTCAAAAGATACAACTTAAAATATCTGAGCTAGAACAAAAAATAGTATTCTTTGAGACAATGATTTTAAGCTGGATAGATAATGGTATTGACGCACCTTGTTACGATAACAGCCCATATAAGATATATTGCAAAGACGGTCAAATAAACACAGCAAGAGAAACTCAATTTTTTGGTGATTATCTAAGCTATATAACGAACAAGATTGATCTTGAAGAACTAAAAATTTTAAATGAGTTTGAAACTGAGTTATTGCGAGATAGTATTAGCGCAGCTGCTCTAGAAAAATTAAAAAATCAAGTTCAAACACTGGGCCAACAATCTAAAGATATTTTTAATTCTCCCTATCCTGCCTTCGGCAATGTTCCTCCATCCGAAAGTCTAAAAATACTACAAAAAAGATTTGATATTAATGATTTTTTTACAGTCGCAGCTGCGCAGGATGCTGACACGCCAGGATTTATTGGAAGTGCTTTTCCTCAAATTACAAACCTCGCTAGAATTATTGCTCAAGTTGGTGCATATGTTAAAATAATATTAAAAATTGATAGAACGCTTGAAAATCTAGATGCTCCTGCTGTTAGAAGATCTCCAGAGTGCTCACCTCCTCCAGTTACACTATCTGAGGTTGTAGGGCCTATTGAGTTTGAGGGACAAAAAGACTTACCTGGCTTGCAAAGTTGTGGTGATATAAAAATAGAAGTGGTTGATAATTTTGCAGATTTAAAGAGAATGATTGATTATCAGCCGGACAAAAAACGTTTTGCGCTTCAAGGTAGAAGCTCCAAAGTTAAAACTAGATTAGATGAAGTTGATGACTTTAACATACAGCCATTCCAATACAAAGCAAGAGCAGCCAACAATCAGTTTACATACAAGCAAAGCTTTCCAATATGGAGCTGTATTACTGACAGGGTCGCAAAAGCCTGGGAAGCAGCCTGTAATGCATCAAATTACGCGCCCACCGAGGTTGTTAATGGTATTAGAGGGTATGGTGACTTTGAGGGCAACACGGCCTATAAATTCGGTATGTCGCTGCATGCTTTTGGTTTAGCTTTTGATGTTGACCCATACTTGGCAGGTTACTCGCGAAGAGCTTCTAGTCCAGTCTATAGTATTTACACTGGCGCCTGGACAGAGCCGTTTTTATATGCGCACGGTGAAGAGCTGTATAAACTAGGTGTTTTTAAGTTAAAGCCAGGTGTTCTTATGAAAAATGCCAAACAGACAGAAAATGAACTGCGAACAGCAGAAAACTGGAAGGGAGCGCCATCAGCTTATAAGGGCGCAGGAGAGTCTGGTGGCCAAAGAGACAAGTATACGCAAATTATGAATAGCATAAAAGGCACTGTTATTGTACCTCCAGGATCAAATCCTTTGTTGTGGCTAGTTACTTTCTGTGAGCAATCTGGAATGCGATGGGGCAACGCAAATTTCTTAAAAAGAAGATATAAAAATGGTAAAGTATGGAATGACGCTGAAAAACAAAGGATAGCAGAAATATACAGCATACCAAATGTAGTTGATAGGGTCAAAGCGCTATCTTGGAAAACAACAAGCATTGACGATCATATGCATTTTCATTTTTGGGGTGGCAAATCGCTGATACCCTGGAGAGATATTGCTTCAGCAAAATAGTAAAATTTTATGTCAACATATAATATAACAGCAAGAACTAGTTCTACGCCAACCACTGATGGCATTAAAGATTTTTACGTTATGGAAATCCGCAATGAAAGCAAAAACAATCAATTGGTAGGTGGAATAAAAACAGATGATGAAGACAAGGCCAGAGAATTTTTTGCACAAGCAAAAAACGATTATCCAAATTTAAAAGTTAATGGATCATACAACAAAGATCCTTTTACAGACGGAACATTTAAAAGCACTTCGCCTAAAAATTTTGAGAAGCCACAAAAGCCTGCGCAGATTGTTAGTAGTGGAGGCGGAAGTAATTTTTCTAACTTTAATCAAGATTCGTATGAAAAATATAATCAAACAAAACCATCTAACTCAAGCTCACCATTGGTGCCTACGATTGGCTTTAACGCCGCACGCATAACAAAAAAATCTAGAGATTTATCAGGCCTGCCGCAAGAAAAAAGAAAACGCTTTGAAGCGCTTACTGAAAAACAGAGAGCTGAACAAGGTATAGACGGAGTTTTCGGCGCAAAAAGAGTTCAGGCCAGAGCTGATCGTGAGTCACTACCTAGCGAAAAAGTTGTTGCCCGCGGCCCAGATAATAATGCGTTTATAGTTATTGGCAATGACAGGGTTAGCAAGCCTCATACTGGCTATGGTGGCAAGGGGCACACTCAGTGCGATTCAATTGACTTGTGTGCAGGAATGGCTAGCTTCACTGCTGCGGAGGTAACCACAGTAACAGCAGAAGATGGCACAAAGATAGAGTCTAAAATAAAAACAAATCCTAACTTCTTCTTGGATGCTGCCAGGATTTATATTTCTCAGAAAACTGATGTTGATAAAAACTTTAGAATCGGAGAGTTTGGAGTAGCTGAAAAAAATATTAAAGACAACAAAGATGACACAAATATAGGAAAGTACGGAGCAAAATCTGCAATTGCTTTAAAGGCTGATAATCTTCGTTTTATTTCCCGAGAAAACATACGCCTGGTTACTGGCACTGACAAATTTAATTCTCAAGGCGGCGAAGTGTTAGGCAAGCACGGAATTGAGCTAATTGCAATGAATGATACAACCAACTTGCAGCCAATGGTTCTAGGAGAGAACTTGAGAGAGTTGTTGCAAAAAATGATTGAAAATATAAAGAATTTATCTAGTTATGTGCATGCTGCTAGCGACTACCAAATGAAATTTAATCAAGAAGTTGCAAAGCACACTCACATATCACCTTTCAATGCAAGACCAACTAAAAAATCAGAAACTTTGATGGCTGCTGGCCAAATATCAGATATAGAAAAAATTACTAAAACAGATTTATCAGTAATGAAAAATTTATCTAATAAAGTTGGAACGTTAATTAATTATATTGAACCCACAGGACAAAAAGAAAATGGGGATAAAGCATATATTTTAAGTGATTTGAATAAGTGCAACTAAGGATATTAGATGGCTAATACAACAAAACCACCAGAGTCAGGCAATACTTTACAAATATCAACGATTCCGTCTGATGTCAATTTGCAATTTAATCTAGATGCATCATACGATTTTTATTTAGCACCACCTAATTTAGATCCCAACACCGACATTGATTTACAAGTTAGAAAAGCGCCAAAATACGATAATTTAAAAAGCTGGCTAGCTGGTGGATTTAAAACACAAACAATAACTGTAGCTTATGGCGTAGGAATCGTAGTTACTGAGGTTGTCCCCACGTCAACTGGTGTATGGGTTGGTTTTATTTCTGATGCAATCACCGCGTCACAAGATAATATATTTTATACAAAAATTGAAAATGTTAGAGCGAAAGCTGGTGTCAACTTTCCTGCTGTCGTTAATAGAGTTTTATTTTTAGAAGACCAGATAGAGCCATACATACCACCTGGCGCTCGCGAGGTATCGCCAAAAGACAACCAAAGCTGGTTGACGCTAGAGACAAATGATGTAAGGTTGGTTTACTACAGCTTTAACGAGCACAATGAGGTAGTTATTGATCCTAGCGACACTGGTGCCTATACTGAAGAGAACATCATCGCCAATCCTACACTAGGTTTGTCTGAGGGGTACTACTACTTCATTATTGGCCAAAACAGAAGAGCACCGCAAAATGAAGCTTCAGGTGAGATATATGGCCAGTACAAGACTGACGAGCAAAGAGATCAAGCTGTCGCAGAATCTTCGCAGCAGTCAGTGGAACAGGCAAGACAAAATGCATACGCTAATTTAATACAATATCTTGGCAAGGATCAGGCTCAATCAGCTGATTTAATTAATCAATTTGTTTTAGTTGATCTCAAAGTAAACACGCAAACATCAAACCCTGACAATCAAAAAACTATTTTTGCCATTAAGGCAGAATATGTTGATGCGCTGCCACAATCAAGCGCACTATACTATGAGCAGTTTGATTCTGAAATAGAATCTGCTTTCCTGCAGGGTAAAGATTTTAGTATTAATCTAAAACTAAAAAACGTACAAAGAATAGTTGATAAACTTCTAGAGCAATTTAATAAATTTAAATCAAAAGTAGAGGGTTCTAATTTAAGAATTAGTGACGCGAACGATGTTGACTTTGATATAGACCTGCAGATGGAAGAGATCAAAAAAATTCCATCAGTTCTAAATGATTTTATGGCACGTCAATCTTTTCCTGCGCATACAGCACAAGACAACATCAGCACACTAGCATCTGAAGGAACTAACTCTGCTTTTGATCACATTATACAGATTGGACTTAGAGACAATAATGAAGTTGGCTTTACCGTAAGACAAACAATTTCTCACGTATTGTTTTCTCCCGACCCAACATCTTTGATTGGTAAAGACGCACAAGGTAACGAATCAAAATTTGATTTATTTATGTTTGACCCATATTTGACTGATGAGGAGCTTAACGATCCCACGCTTGCAAAAAGATCAGCAACTAACTTAAACATAGCACTGCCTTATTTGAGAGAAAAATTTTCTACCACTTATGGCTCGCGAGCCCTGCATTATTTACTAGCGTATACAAGTATATTTAAATACTTTACTGAGTCTGGTAGTTCAGACAGCGCTTATGATTGGGCAGATTTCCTGCAAAAGTTTTCTGTTCCCCCTTTAAAAATATATACTTCAGCTGATCCTTTAAAAGCATCTGACAGGGAAGCAATTGATTGTCAAGAAATCATTGATCGTCTCAATGCTGCTGGCCCTAACGTTGGCTTGGAAGAGAAACTTCTGCAAGAGCAGCTGTACAATAATCCAGAATGCCGCGAGGCATACTTTAAACAATTTAGCAGAGCAACGCATGCTGCAGATCCCAACTTGTCTAGAACAGAGCTTAATAAGATATCAAATAGTTTATCTGACGATACAAGAAAGTCAAGCGGCAACGCAGCTGCAAACTCTGAGGCTGGCAAGTACTTGCATTTATTATACAAAGATTTTTTTGCTGTTTTGGATCCTGAGAGTTTAATGTCGCTGGTCATAGCTTGTCTAGAAAAGAAGCTTGGTGTTGATAATGTTATTGAAGCCATATGTGAAGCCGCCATACGCGAACTAATTCTGGCAACTGGCGTAGAGGCAGTCATAGCCTTAGCTATTGCAAACGCTCTTCTTGCGCCAAATAAAGAAAGTTCTAGAAATATATTAATCGCACTTGGGGAGTTTAGCCCAGAAGCGCTAGAAGGCGTTGACATATCAAACGAGGACGGAGCATCTCCAGCTAATTTGGCTATAACTTTAGACAAGCGTTTTAAGAACGCTCCGATTGCAACAGCGATGGCTGTTAACAATGTTGACTTAGATGGCGTTTTTGGCGAGAAAGGAATAACAATAAAAATTATTGAAATTATTAGAAATTTAGAAAAATCTGGTGGCAAAATTGATTTTATACCAGCAGCTAGGCCACCAGGTAGTTCTGGCGTGCTACCAGTTAAGTTTGATTTAAACAGCGAAGATCAAAACTTAAATGTTGACAGCGTGTATACAACGGTAAAATATACAAAAAGAGAAATCGACCAAGAGCGCAAAAGATATAAGCAAATGGGTTATCCAAACAGTGAAGTTGATGTGCTGTTGTTGCAAAATAAATTTGTCATACCAGATCCTAACCAGTGGCTTAAATATTTAAATTTGCAAATAACTCCCGCTGTGATCGCCAGCTATCTACAGAACTTTAATATTAACTTAATAAATTTTCCTGTCGGCTCTTTGCTTGGTGATTTGCAAGATCCACCGCCAATCAGCTCTAATGATTTAAAAAAGATCTACACTGCAAAAGGCGACAATCAAAAAAATATAGCTGATTCGGACGAGTTTATAGATTACTTGAGAAATACTATTGGCCTCACCGCGCTTTGTGAGGTTATACTATCCGATCTTTTTGAGGGGCTAGAAGACTTCTTAAAAGATCCGCTTGGTGGTATAGAGCTAAACTTCTTTCAAGACTTTATTGATCGCCTTGTAAGAACGTTTAAAGGTTTTAATTTTAATTTTAGATTTCCAGATAATTTAGCTGTTGACAGCCATATGGGAGATTATTTTGAGAAACTGTTGCGCACACTAATATTAATGATCGCAAAAATACTTGGCCAAATAGTTCGCCTCCTGATCAAAGAAGCGCTTGAGAAGTGCCTAGAAGAGAACAACGATCAAGGCCCTGCGCCTAGTCCTGCGCTAACTAGACCAGCTTCTATTGCCATACCTCAGCTGCGCCTCGCTGGCCTGCCTAACGCACCGCCATCAATTGACGATGCGACCCTAGCTGCTTGGCTAGCCGATATGGCCTCTGCACCACTACAGGTAGCACAGCTATGCGCTCTCTTGCGCGGCGACGCGTCTAGAAGAACTCTTCTTGATTTAGTGGCAAAAACAAGATTTTCTTGGCCGGAAGTTTATGCTTCGGGAATTGATACAACAGCGGAGATCGCAACAATATTTAAAGATCTTGGCACACGATTAAATTTAGATATTTGCGACTTTATAACTCCGTCTGCACCAATTGTTGTTGATTTGTGTGATGCTGTTTTTGATAGGGACGCTAGGTGCGAAGAATTACGCCTAGGAGGCTTGACAGCTGAGGAGTGTCAAAAGCAAATTGACCGTGAGCTAGCAGACCTAAGAAATAAAGTTGTTGCCTTGGCAGGGTTTACTATTGGGCAGGACAGCTTGTTAAACGTCGGTGTGCCAAGTCCTTGTGGTGATGACGGCTTTTTCCAGCTTCCGCCTGGTGTGCAGTTTGCAATGAACAGAATCACAGATAATATAGTTGAGTCTGTTAAGGGTTCGTTGCTGGTTGACATGAACGCACTTAAGTTTTTCACTGTCCCGCCGCCTCTTGTCGCTGCAATGAACGATAGACAGAAGTTAGACCAGATACACGGTATGTTTAGAAATCTAAACAAGAAACCGTTTGTAAAAACTTGTTTTGCCTACATTGGTAATCCATATGATGAAACTGTACCAAATAGCGTTAGAGCAAAATTTTATCCTATAACTTACAATAAATTTATTCACTATGGTGGGTACATTACAAAGCCGGGATATTTTTTGCCAGAAGACAGCACAACAGAACAAGAAATAAGATCATCAAATATTAAAAATGCATATAAAGACATATTATCTGATTTTAGTGATGTTTCTGTTTATCCTGAAGATCCAGATAAGTTTTTAGAAGAAACTGAATGGTTTGAACCCGTGCACGTTGGTATGATACTTAAAGAACCAAGTAGCACTAACGCTTTTACAAAAATACAAAAACGCGCAAAAGATGCAATTGTACAGGCATATGCTGATTATCTTGGCTTTGCCGCGTCTGAAGCAGAATTTACAGATTATGAAGGCATTGTCGGATCGCTTTCTATAGAGGAAAAAGAAGCATTAGCAGAAAAAATAACTTCTGATTATGTTAACGAAGATATTAAGCCGGCATATATGAAAGATTTGGTTGTTACAACTGATGAATTGCTTAGAATCAATAAAAAAGGTGGGTTGCTCGGGCCTTTGCAGGGTCCTAAGAAACAAGGCGCTAGTTTAAACGCGAGAAGAAGACAGCGCTATACGGCCAAAGTTTATCCATTAGATACTAAATTAAGAGATATTAATGGTAATGGTAACCGTTGGTACGCTTTAATGTCTTATTTTACAGGGGTTCTTATGGAAAACCGAGGAGGCGGCTTTAGAGAGTGGGGCGGATCAACTATTCAAGACAACGATGGCGACACTAACGATATTTTGATAATCAATGACGACGTTGATAACCGATACGACTTGGACCGCGAAGACGAAAATGGAGATCCAATCTTAACTGATACACAATTTCCAGTTTGCAAACCAAGTCAAAGCATACCAAGTGAAAAAGCTGTTAATACTCCAGACGATACTTATAGGCGGTATTCTAAAATATCACCTGGCTTCATTAGACTTATTCAACTGCTAGAAGACAAAAGTGCTTTAGAAACAATTAACGCGAGAATAAGACACGGACCTGGCCAAAGAAAGGTTCATCACTGGATGAACGCCTTTATGGAGCTGACTGTTGCTGAAGCTTTAGGATTAACAGACGATCGTCTAAGCGAGTTGTTTCCTAATTTTAATTCGATAGATGGTGTAAAAGGAGTTGTTTTTGCCGAGCGAGGAGGGGAAGTTAGTGTTGCTAGTCAAGATTCTTCTTCGTTCTTAACTATTGACACTACTCTCACTGGAGAGGAGGTGCAGCAATTCTTGGAAGGCAATTCTGATCCCTCGCTTTTAACTCAGCTAGGTCAAGACTATAATAATATTGGAAAATATGAAAAAGTTCAAATATTACCGATGTATATTGCCTTTGACCAAGTTTTTATACCAGAAAATCACCCACTAGCTTTGACCGGTCAAGATATGTATGACTTTTTTGCTTTAAACAATGACCCAGTTAATAAAGAAATGCTTGATCGTCTACAGAGTAGTACAGAGTTTGATCAAAACCTTGGGTTCACGTCAGCCGTTAAAGCCTTGCCACCAGCACTAGGAAGTGATGCTAGCCTGTTTCCAGAAAGAATTATAAGTGATAATTTAGAAACTCATAAATTTGATGCTGACGTCATTAAGGTTAATATGCCGTTTACATCTGCAAAGTTAAATTCTAATGGCACCAGCGCAGGTTTAGACGTTCAGTCGGTCGCAGCATTGTTTACACAAGATTTAAATTATCAAGACATAATTGATCAGTATGTTAATTTTGAGGCCCTTGTAGAAGAGACCGTAAAACAAGACGACTTGCTATATCAAAATGTCGGCGCTCCTCTACAAAACAACATAAATTTGCAGCTTGATTCTGTGCGCAATGTTTCTAAAATTGCAAAAGCAGTGATTAGGCCTAGCCAACAAGGAAGCACACCACCTAATATTATTGACTCTCCAAGCAAGATAGCAAGTCAAAAATTTAATTTTGATTTAGCTAAGCCTTTGCCGCAAGACTTACAAAGTCTTATTGATAATCTATATTCGGATTCGTCTGGTCCGATTAGCCAGAGAATTGTTTCTGAATTCAACACAGAAACAGATTTAGGAATTCAAAAAGGATACAATTCATTTAACTTTAAAGCACAGATTTTTGGTAAACTTTTATCACAAAAAATTGATAGTCTTCTTAATCAATACAAAGACAGCAATCAAGCTGGTCTTAGCGAATTAGAAAAAAGCCAACTTAAAGTTGCTTTTGCTGATTATTGCTATCCTGCATTGCAATCTGCTTATATACATCAGTCGTTTTCTAGACTGAAAGACTCTCGCCTGCAATACAGAAAAGGTATGCGAAATTTATGGAAAAAAATCTTAAGAGTTAAAGGGTTTAACAAAAATTCTGATCCAGAGTGCGTTAATCCTTTAACAGAAAGCACTGCCTTGTCTAACGAACAATTACAAAATACTGAAACAGACTTCTTTAACATAGCTAATGTAAAGCAAAGAATACTAGACTATTATCAAAAATCAGTTTGCAGAGACGTGTATGAGGATAACACACCAGAGCAGAACGCTGGAAGGATTGCTTTGCTGCAAGGCACATTGATAATGATGGTGAAGATTTTTACCTTAGAAGCTTGTTTTAGTGGCGTTATAGCTTGGGACAGCTACGACATAGCTGATGTTATAGAGTCTGAGCTGTTAATTAATATAATCATAAACAACATTCAAAATGAGTTGCCAGAGGGTATCAGTATGGAGCTGATTACAAGCATGGCAACAGAGGTCATTAAAAAAGACGAAGGCTTATCTGACGTTGAATTTGCAGCAAAACGTGGCGAACAGAGTGGTCTAGAGTATCTAATTCGCAAAGAAGCAAAGAGTATTGAGAGAGCAATAGAGGGTGACAAAACGCTTGATCTAGGCCCAGGAGCTAGGTCAAATGTTGGTATATTCAGAAATAGAAACGCTCTGACAACAGATTTAATACTGAGTGTGCTTAAGTCGTCAGACCAAGATTTTGAACAGGAATATGTTACCAAAATTAAGCTTGATTTACTTGATGAAGAAGTAGGCTCTGACACAAAAGCAGAAATATATGAAAAATTTGGTGTTGAGCCTCCACAAGAACTTTTAGACGTTCCTGTCATACCAGATGATGAGCAACTACTTCAGGAAGCAATTGCTGCAGGGCATCTTCCAGAAGACGCAACATTGATTGTGCTACCAGAAGAAGTCAAGTTTCCAACTTATCCAGTTGCAGATACGCTTGATTTTACCAATCCATTTACAATCCTTGTGTATACAATTACTCAGTTTAATAAGCAGCCATCACCAACCACGCCCCCTCTTGACCCTGATGATGCTAATGATAACACCATTATTCAAGATGCTATAGATAAATCGGCTGAGGAATATGATTTAATGTTAGCACATCTCCAGGAATTAATTGCGGAACGCACCCCTCTTAAAGTTCTTCTTGATTTAGGGATTGCGACGCAACAACAAGAAATCAAGGCAAAGCAACTAGGCGATGATATAAACCGCTATACTATTTTCTTACAAATATTACAATCTAAAATTAATTTTTATGATCAGTATCAAGACTCAAGCAGCGATACGTATAAAACTTTTCAGTTAAAATACCTTGGAGCAAATTATGCTTTTCAGCAAAGACAAAAACTTCAAGATGCAGCTGCAGAGCAAAACTTGATTTTAGATTCTTATCGTCAACAATATGAGTTAGCCCAGCAGTATCCACTGGTGCAAAATCAAGCAATAGAAAAAGAAAATCAACAAAAACTAGAGCAATTACAAGTAGAGTTAGATAAAGTTTCTAGTCCTCAAACGTTTAAGGCTATTTTTGAGGCAACAGATGTAGATTTTGCTACAGATGTTCGCTTTGAGACAAACATATATACAATGAATTACGGTAGAGGACAAAAAGAGAAAGATATTTTTGTTGCAGCTGAGCAAGGATTTTTAGAACCAACTCTGCAGATGAATGAGCAAAACCTGTTTGATCAAAAAACCGAACAGGATGTTTCAGATGTTCTACATAAAAATAATAGAAACTTCTTTCACTCTTTACCAGTTAGAGGCAGGTATATTACTGGTATACACTATCCTCAAGCTAGCGCAATACAACAGCTGAGAGTAGCTTCTGGAAATGGATTTTTTGATCTGCCATTTTCTTTTGATAACAAGTCTGCTGAAACAAGTGATTTTAAAAATATAACTGCGATACAACGCGATATTTTAGGCTTATCACATTCCTTTACAAAAGAAAACTTTTGTGAAACAACATTCGGAACAAAACAAAATGCTAAATTAGGAAATGTTTTATTCCAGCCATATGTTAGATTGGTTGATACTACACCAGAAGAAAGAGCAGAGATGACAATAGACATATATCAAACTATTGACACCGACTCTACTGGCAAGCCTTGTGAGCCAAAGTTGGTTAAGTTTACTTTTGATGCATCAGATTACGAAGAAGTCTTCCAGCAGATTGATGCCAAGCGCAACTATAACAATAATGTGTTTGGATGTGAGATGCGAGAGTACGTGCCGATATCTGCTTGGAGCTATTTTTATAATGAAATATTTATGAAAACTTTATTGTCTTACCCGACACATCAGCAATCTGGCTTGAATCCACTACACGAGTTATATAAGAAATATGGTTTCACACTTATGTTTAAGAAACATAACTTTGGCTTAAGATTGTCATATACAATACCAGCAGAGATTATTAACAACCGCTTGGGCGCCAACTTTGATTTAACGTCAAAGCTTGATGAAATATTAGGCCAGTCGCCTGACTCTGGAACACCATCTTCCTTAGGAACAAGGTTGTCAAAGGCAATATTATCACAACGACCTTACGGATTGTTTGATTCGCAAAGCAAAGCTTCCAATCCAAATATATTTGATTTTAATGGATATGAAGTTTTAGATGAGCTTAGCATCCCAATTACAGAGGTTGAGCAAGAGCTAACAATAAACGAAGGTCAAAATACTTTCTCTATTGAAGGCCAAGAATACAATCTAGATAGCTTAGGCCATTGGAATCAAGATACATTATCAATTGAGTTTGCTTCGCAGCTAGCGGAAGAAGACAATATTGACAAATTAAAGCACTTAGTCAATAATCCGCACCAATTTTTCTATAAAAATCTTTCTCAAACTTTAGTAGACAGAATGAAGGATAGTGCAGAGTTTAAACTAATGTACGATTATATGTTCCCAATGAAGACATACATGGGTCTAGGCTTTATCTATGCTGGCGAAGGCTTGACAAAATTCATACCAAAACCAACAGATATTTTAGATGAGTCTAAGAGAACTATTTTTATGGCGATGGTAAACTTATTAAATTCAAACGATTATACATTTTTACCAGACGTTTTAGCTAATCAATCTGAGGCTTTAGCTATTAGAAACTTAGGAGGCACAACAGGTAAAGATCCTGATATGACCAAAGAGATCTTAAAAATTATATATGAAACAATGTTTTTAGTTCTTAAAAACTTTGTTGAGATAACAGATCCGGCTGTGATTATCGCTAAGAGAATAATTGATGCAACAAACGCTATTGTTACAGCAGCTTTGGCCGCAGTTGAGACTGGCTTAAATACAGCTAAAGCTGCTTTAAACGGCGCCAAGCTAGCACAGAAAAACTTACAGCAGCAAGTTGGTATGCAGGTCACTAGCGCGGCATCAATAGCCAACGCATTAAAAAATACTTTAGCTTTTCCAGCAGATCCAGAAGACGCTAACTCGCCGTTGGTAAAAGATTTAATTACCATAGATATTGAAGGCGAAGATCCTGAACAATGGACAGTTGAGTACGATGATAGGTTAAAGCCTAGCTCCGTTGAGGTAGTTACTAATGATGAAGGCGAGGCAATTGATGAAAATTTTATTGCTGGAGGTGAGTACTTTGAGAAACTGCCAGATGAAAACAAAGGCGCGCTTTCATCATTCTTTGTAAAACTAGAAGAGCTTAATGATTTAATCAGTGAATATGAAGAAGTCGCAGTAAAACTTAAAGAAATCAATGAGAAACTGGAACAGATTCTAAAAGAAATAGAAATTTTTCACAGAAAAGCAAAAAATACAATGAAAGAGATATTTCAATCTCCGTACCTTTTACCTGCTCTGTGGGGCGCGCTGCTTCCATCAATGACCCCATATTTTGGTGGCCTCGTACCTCCCCCAATTGTTATTGGCCCACCAAGCACCGTGCCTGGTATGATTTATATCGCGTTACTACTTATAGATGCAGCAGAAGAAAAGATACACGATGATGTATTTAGCCCAGAAGATCCTTGCATAGAGGAGTTGTAGGAATAAAAAAATGAAAGGAATAGGCCCACAACTACCATTTGAAATAAGCGACACCGATGGTGCATACCATCTTATAAAAGAATATAAAGACGAAATAAAACAAAATTTTAAAAATCTTCTTTTAACCTCGCCGGGTGAAAGAATGATGAACCCTGATTTCGGGGTTGGATTAAGGCAGTTTCTTTTTAATCCTAGTGTGCAGGTCGTTCCAGCTGTTAAAACTAGAATACAAAGTCAGGTACAAAAGTATTTACCGTTTATAAGAATAGACAAGATAGATATAAAACCGATTGATGCTAGAGGGCTTTTTGATGAAGATTCGCAAATTTTATCTATTGAGATTATTTATGGAGTACCCAGTTTAAATTTAAACACCAGTATTATACTCTCTACAGAGGAAACAAATTAATAAATGAGCAAAAAAGAGAAAAAAATAATCAATTATACATCACGAGAGTTCTCAACCATAAAACAGTCTTTAGTTGACTATGCAAAAAGATACTACCCAGATAATTTTAAAGACTTTTCTGAAGCTTCTTTTGGTTCTCTGATGCTTGATACTGTATCTTATATGGGTGATGTGCTCTCTTTTTATTTAGATTATCAAACAAATGAGTCTTTTTTAGATACAGCGATTGAATATGACAATGTATTGAGACTAGGAGAGCAAGTTGGATATAAAGAAAAGCTAAAATCCAATTCATTTGGCTTAGTTTCTTTTTATATATTGGTTCCGGTAACTGCTGCAGGCCTTCCAGACACAGACTACTTACCAATATTAGGAAAGGGTACCCAGCTTACGTCTAACTCAGGACAAGTATTTACTTTAATTGACGATATTGATTTTGCTGCATCAAGAAACGAGGTTGTACCAGCGACAAGCAATACCGGCGACGGTCAAGTTACAGCATATGCAGTAAAAGCATATGGTAGAGTTATGTCTGGAATTGAAGAGACTGAGCTTATTACAGTTGGCTCATTTACTAGATTTTTAACTGTTGAGTTAGCAGATAGTAATATTACAGAGATAGTATCAGTTGTTGACTCGGAAGGTCATGAGTACTTTGAGGTTGATTACTTATCACAGGATACTATATTTAGATCTGTAGCTAATAAAGACGACGCCACAAGAGAGCTGGTACCCAGCGTTATGGTTTCTACTTCTGTACCAAGAAGGTTTGTTACGACCAACAAGAACGGCGTGATCACTTTAAAGTTTGGCCATGGTTCAGAGTCCAGCTTAAAAACAGACAACCTAACTCATCCATCAAACGTAGTTTTACAAATGCATGGTAAAGATTACGAGCAAGACACAAGCTTTGATCCTTCAGACCTTGTTAAGTCTGATAAATTTGGAGTTGCGCCTGAGAATACAACTTTAAGAATTATTTATAGGAAAAACACTTCTGACAGCTCCAATGTAGCTACAAATGGGCTAACAAACATATTAAATCCAATTTTTATATTCAAGCCAGCAGCAACGGTCAGCACAAAAATTGATTTTGTTCGTAACGGCCTGGAGTGCATTAATGAAGAGCCAATAACTGGTGATACGTCCTTACCAACAGTTAGCGAACTTAAACAAAGAATAAATGATGTTTTTGCCTCTCAAAACAGAGCAGTTACAGCTAGCGACTATGAGGCCCTTGTTTATAGAATGCCAGCAAAATTTGGTCAAGTAAAAAGAATTAGCATTTTAAGAGACCAAGACTCTTTTAAAAGAAATTTAAATATGTATTTGCTGGCTGAGGATCCAGATGGAAATTTCTCAGTGGCCAGCCAGATTCTTAAAAATAATGTTAAGACTTGGCTTAATAATTATAGAATGCTAAATGACACTATTGATATTCTTGACCCAAAGATAATAAACATTCAAATTAACTTTACAGCAGTTGTAGATTACGAGCAAGATAAATTTGAAGCTCTAAACATTGCAATTACAGAAATACAAGAAATGTTTGCACAAAAATTAGACATTGGACAGCCAGTTTACATTACTAAAATTTATGATGTTTTAAACAATCTAGATGAAATTGTTGATGTTGTAAATGTTAAAATTACTAATAAGTCTGGTGGTACTTATTCTGATGATAGTATTAATTTAAATCAATATATCTCAGCGGATGGTAGAATTTTATACGCACCTGAAAATGTAGTTTACGAATTAAAATTTCCTAATTCAGATATTAAAGGAACAGTTAGATAATGGCTATAAAAAGATATACAGCGACAAAAGATAACACAATTACAAACGCATTTGGTGTTGGCTTATCTACAAGAGCAACAGGCTCAAATATGGGCGCCTCTGATATACTAGAGATCTTTTCAATTTATGGCCAGCAGCAAACAACATCTTCTGCAGCGACAGGCTCTGTTGAGCTTTCTAGGCTTTTAGTTGAGTTTCCCATTAGTACAATATCTGCCAATAGAGCAGCAAACCTAATTCCAGCATCTGGAAGCGTTAACTTTTTTCTGCGTATGTTTAATGCGCGGCATTCTGAGCAACTAGCAAAGGATATTACTGTTAATGTTTTAGCAGTGTCGCAGTCTTGGCAAGAGGGAACTGGGCTAGATATGGTTTCTTACACTGACACAACCAGAGACTCAATAGACGGCTCAAACTGGACTAATAGAGAGAGGTCAGCAGCTTGGGGCAAGCCAGGTGGAGAGTACCACTCTTCTTCCTACACCGCTGGTCAAACAATGCCAAACTATACTTTTACTTTTACTGATGGATATGAAGATTTAGAACTGGATGTCACAGCTGTCGTGGAAGAGTGGATCGCAGGTACGCAACCAAACTACGGTTTTGGAGTGTTTTTAACTTCTAGTCAAGAGGGTTACGTATCTAATTCTTCCGGTTTAGATTCTGGTCCGAGCTTACACAACCCAGCCGGCGCAAAAAGAAGCTATTATACTAAAAAGTTTTTTTCTAGATCTAGTGAGTTTTTCTTTAAAAAACCTGTGATTGAGGCTCGTTGGGATTCTAGAATTGCAGATGATAGAGGTAATTTTTATGCTAGTT